CTTCAGGGCAGCGTTGTGGGTCGGCGCGTCTTTAGCAGTCCACGGTCGGCTTCGCATAACGGGACTCTAGGTTGCCTAGACCCCCGCGGGGCAAAGTCCTTTCCAGGATCTGGAAAAGAGCGGGCAAATTATCGCTTGTCGTCCTGCTCTTTCGTTTCCTCGCTACCTTTCGGCGGTCCTTTGCCGGCGGCGCCCTTCCCGGCGATCGGGTTGGCGCCGCTGCCGGCGGCCTTGCTCGGATCGGGGATGCCCGTCATTGCTTCATACATGCGGCGCATAGAAGACAGCCTTTCGAGGATTCGAGCAATTAACCCGTAACTTTAGCTTGCCCCCACCGCCAACACGCTAAGTCTTTTCCAGATCCTGGAAAAGACTTGGATGCCCAGGCCCCAGCCTGACCTATTATTTTCCGTAAACCACAACTTTAATCTGGCGAGCCAACAGGAGAATGAAGAATGAGTAGGAGCAAGAATCCGGGCGGGATCAGCTTTGGACCGGGCAAATACATCGACGAAAGCGAGAAAGTCGCTAAAGCCGTCCGCAAGGCCGGTTGGGACGCAATGCGCCGTTTGGGGTTCCTAGTCCGCAAGACCGCGCAGAAGTCGATTTTGCACGAAGCAGGCCCCAGCGAGGCAGGCACACCGCCGCACACCCACGGCAAGAGGCCACTGCATACCAGCGGGCGGTTTCACACCAAGCAACTTCACGAAAGCCATGCAGGCTTGTTGCCTGCGTCCATTTTGTACGCCACGCCCGACGAAGGGTTGCCAAGCGTGATCGTCGGTACTGCGGAAAACCTGATTGGGACCCTCGGCGGATTGCACGAACATGGGGGCGAAGACCGCCGCGGAGTCTCTTACCCAGCGCGGCCCTTTATGGGACCTGCCCTAGCCGAAGAAGTCGGCGAGTTGCCCGGATTGCTGGCCGACAAACTGAAGAATTTGTAACCAGCCTTTGGACCGCCAAGCCCGGCGACGGCGCCTTGGCCGTAACGGTCCGGAGCTTTTGGGCTACGGCCTTGTTGGCGGTGGCGACGGCGATCCCTTCGGCCTTGTCCTGGGAGGTCTTCTTTTCCAGCTCGCTTTGCAGAGTACCATTGGCGGTGTCGGCCCAAAGCTTCGAGAGCTTCGCCTTGCCCTTCAGGGCAGCGTTGTGGGTCGGCGCGTCTTTAGCAGTCCACGGTCGGCTTCGCATAACGGGACTCTAGGTTGCCTAGACCCCCGCGGGGCAAAGTCCTTTCCAGGATCTGGAAAAGAGGCAAAGAAAGGAAAATGGGGGAAAGGAATATCCCTCTCCCCCATCGTTCTGGTCAGTCTTTCGGCACAACCACCATGTATTGCTTGCCGCGGTCTCCCTTCGGATCCTTAAAAGCAGCCGCGAAGATGCCTTTGTCCCGCAGTGCTTGGACTTTCTGCTTGGCATCGGCTTTCGAGTGGCCCGTCGACTCGACCTTCGAGCCGTTCAGCAGGTGGGCCATGTGCGGGTATTTTGCCGCGTCGGGCGAAACCGCGCTCTTGCCGGCGCTGCCATTCTTGGCAGCGTGGGCAGCAATGGCCTGGGCCGCAGTCTTCCCTTCCTGGACCATGATGTGAGTCCCGTTGACCGTTATCCAGCCATCCTCCCGGAAGCGATCGTCAAAGAAGGATCTGGCCGCGTCTGCTGCCTTGTCCTGATCTTCCTTTCCCCCATTTTCCTTTCCGCCCTTTCCGGGTGGCGGCGCGCCGCCGGCGCCGCTGCCGGCAGCCTTGCTCGGGTCGGGTATGCCGGGGATGGTGGGCAGGCCCGCTTCGGTGAGACGTTCCTTGTCCCGCTTCAACTCGGCCAGCACGTGATCGGGGTCTTTCCCTTGGGCGATGATGGCCTCGCTGAGGGAAACCGTCTGGTTCTGCAGGTTCGTCCTGTCGGCCAGGGCCTCCTTGGTGGGATCGACCTGCGGCGGCTTGATCCAGCCCCATTCGATTTCCACTTCGTCAGGCTCTTCCATGCCGTCGAACTCGCCGGCCAGGAACGCTTCCCGCATGACTTCGTATTCGATCCGGTCCAGGGCGATCCGGGCCAACCACTCCTGGACCATCGCCACGGCCCGCCAGTACGGCTGGTTGTCGAACCGCGCGGACGAATAGTTGTGCTTGCTGCTGTCCAGGTCGATCAGCATCAGCGGCATGTTGAAGCCGCGGCCGCACTCGGCCTTCTTTTGCATCCGCCAGGATTGCTGGTCCGCGCTGGGTTGCGTCGGCTGCAGTTGCTCCCCTTCGTAGCCCGGCGGGCCGAAAAGTTGCTGCCCGCGCTGCATGGGCACGCTGCCCTTCATCACGACGGGCGTCCCCTCCGGATTCTTCAACTGCCAGACGATGCCCGTTTTCGCGAGCATCTCGGCCGCGTCCAGCATCGCCTTGTCCCAGTCGCGGAGTTGCTCGATCGTGCCCAGGGACGATGCCAGCCAGGGAACGCCCCGGACCTGGTCCTCTTCATCCAAGCGGAAGCCGTGGATGAAGTCGTTGTACGGGACTTCGTCGAACTCGCCGGTGTAGACTTCGAATGGCCCGAAAATGTAGGGCTCGCTGACGTAGTACTTGATGGGGTTGCGGTTTTGGTCGCGGCGGACGCCCAGGGCGACTTCCGGGTCTCCGATCATTTCCGGCGGCGTCAAGAGCCGGTGCATGTGGACCGGCAGCAAGCGGAGTTTGACCGGTCCCTCGGCGCTCTTGACCGTGATAAGCTGGGTGCCGAACTCGCCGGCCTTAAAAAGCGACTTGACCCAGCCGATCATGATGTCCACGCCGGCAAGCTGGCGGTTCGCGCCGGCTTTCTTCCACCACTTTTTCCAGATCCGTTCCCGAATCTTGTTGTATTTCGTGTTGCTCGACTTCACCCGGTAGGTCGGACCCTTCGGTCCCACCACGTCGGTGCAGTAGGTGTTGAGCATCCCTTCCACCATCGGGTTGCAACTGATTTCGTACTCGCAGTCGGCCCGCAGTTCCCCGATGGCGTAGGCCAGTTCCGCGTTGATCGGCAGGCCGGTGACCTTCGCCTTGTGGGCTTGGTTCATGCGGTCGACGTCTTTCGAGTCCCAGCGGCCTACGCGGGCGCGCTCCTTGGGAATCACAACCTCCGGCGGCTGCGGGGTGGGGTCGGTAACGCCGAGCATCCGGCGTCCAAAGGATCGAAGGCGGTTCAAAACGCTCATTGGATGTACCCCCCGGTGACGTCGTTGTTGGCGCCGATATCGGTCAGGCTCCAAGGCTCGGTGATCTGCACGTCGACGGACTGGACCCCGAGGTTAGCGCCTTGCTGTTGCCGCAGCCGGCGGATGAAGTTGTCGATGCCGGCCGGGTCCCACTGGGCGGCCATGTCGCCACCTCCGGTGCCTCCCCCGCGGCGGATGTTGGGCAGCGTGGCGACGATCCCCTGGGCAGCCAGGGCGTTGTTGAGTGCCGTCGGATAGTCTCCCACGGCCTGGGCGGCGATGGCCGCGGCCATGTAGCCGTTCAATTGGTCGACCGGGCTGGGCGCCTTGGGCGGCAGCGGCTGCCGCAGTGAGACCGTGTACGGCGGCGAGGTGTAGGTTGTGCCGTTGTAGACCGTCGTGTAAACGGCCGTGTACTTGTGGCCGGCCGTGGCGGGCTGGTAGACGTATTCGTACTCGCCCGGCGCCGTGTTCAGCATGGCCGTGCCGGCAGGGACCACGACCAGGCCGGTCGTGTCGTCCGTTACCTGAATGGTCATGTTGTTGGGTGCAACCAGGTTGGCAAGCGTGCCACCCGGCGCCCATGACTTTTTGAAGGGAACGCTTAGCATCGGCCGACAACCTCCACGGTGGTGATCTGGGGCGGCGTCGGCACGTTGGCCTCGGCCTGGGCGGTGAACTGCAGCGGGCCAATCGAGCCGGAGACGTACTGAAGTACTCCGGCGGTGATCAGGGCGTTTACCAGGGCCGTGGCGATCGTGCCGGCGCTTGGCGGCGTTCCCCCGCCGTAACCCGTGGGCGGCGTTGTCGGCAGCAAGGGCACGCCATTGGCCGTGGCGATCGGCGAGCCGTCCCCGCCATAGTTGTCACCCATGTCGATGATGAGGGCGGCCGTATTCTGCGGCACGTTGAGCAGGCCAACCAGCAAGGCGTTGGCGGTGGCCACGTTCGAGAGGACAAAGGCATCGCCGGCGACGGGGGCCGTGCCGGCGAAGGCGGACGTCATGGTCAGCTTCAGCAGTCCGCTGACGTTGCTGCCGCTCTGGACGTAGTACGCCTTCCCGATCTGCCCTCCCGAGGTAAAGCTGACAATCTGGCCGTACAGCGGCAGCGTGGCCATCGTGCCGGGCAGGTTCGTTTGGATGGCCGTGGACGTGGGCGTTGAGCCGCTGGCCACGTTGCCCGGTACCGCCAGGTTCAGTCCGGCGGCGTTCAAGGCCGTCTGGCCGATCGGCCCGACGTAGAAGCAAGGCTCATCCCAGGGCAGCGTGGTCGACGTCTGGCACTCGATCGAGTGTGGGCCGGCGGTCAGGCTGGTGAAGAGCCAGGCCTTCCCCCAGCTATCCGTCGTACAGGCGGTGCCGCTGCCGGAGAGCACGCTGCCGTCAATGCGGATTTGGGCGAAGGTCACGGCCAGGCTGGCGGCGGCTGCGAGCGTGGTGCTGTTCATCAGCGTCCCGATCCGGACGCCGGCCATGATCGTGACCGCGGCGCCGCTGGACGCGCCCGCGGCCGTGGTGCCGTTGTACCCGCGCGTGACCGTCAGGTTCAGACCGCTCTGGGCGGTGATTTGCATCAGCTCCGTGCCGACCTGGATAACGACGCCGGGGGCCAGGTTCACGCCGCTGGCAACGGAGACGGCCGTGGCCGAGTTCGTGATGGCTGCGGTCAGGGTGGTTGTGCCGGTACTCGAAACTACTTGCATGATTGGTCCTTATTTGCGGTAACTGCAAAGGCTGGCGGCGACGAAGGGACCGTTCGTCCCCATCACGTTGCGGTAATAGGCTTGCGCGACCGGATTGAACGTGGCCGCATCGTGGCGGTCCGGATCGGCGATGATCACCCATCCCTCGCTCACGACGTTGCAAAGGCTTGCCCAGTCCACCACGAAGAAAGTGCCCCAGGTAATGCCGGCAACACAGAACGCCGTGCTGCTGACCCCGCTGGGCACGCTCACGCCGTACTGGGTGGCGAGCGTGCTAGCCGGGCCGCAGTCGCAAGCACAGAAGGCGTGGCCATCGTTTAGGTTGGCGGTCAGGCCGGAATAGAACCGGCTGCCGCCTGACCACTGGCTGAGCATCTGGTCACCGGACACCCCGAAGATGATCGTTTTGAAAAACGACAGGGCATTTGTGACCTGGCCCTGGTTCGTGGGACTGATCGAGCCGTAGCTCAGAATCGGGTGGTGTCCCCCGCTCGCGTCGACGAAGCCGCCCGCGGGCCAGGTCCCGGCGGCCGTCAGCGCGGCGAGCACGGTCGAGATGTGCGTTTCGCCCAGGACGTTGTTGGCTTGCGACCAGGCTACGCAACCGGGCGAGTTCGCCGGCACGGCCGAGGCGCTCGACCAGTCCGTATCCGACGTGGACGGGTTCCCGCCCTCCGGCAAGAGGAGCCCGGTCCCGCCCGTGGTGGTCGTGATGATCAGCTTATGCCAGGCCACGGCCGCAGAGCAGCAATCTGGAAAGTTGCCGTTGCCCATCTGCCGGCCGAACGTGTAGCCGCCGGCCGCGGCGATCGCGGCCGTCGAGTTGATGACCGTGCTGCCGCTCGACAGGCCGGTTCCGCTCGTCAACAGCCGGCGCAGGTGTGCCGGCGCCGGCAGCTTGCCTGTCAGTGCTCGTTTTGGTACGAATAGCCCCATAGGGGCTTTTAGGTCGCACCCGCGGGCCCTGGGACAAGTCGTTTCCAGGATCTGGAAAACAGGCGAGGTTTTCCCTTTTTATCCTCCGGTCGATCCGGCCTTCGGCTTCTTGCCGCGCGCCCGGACCTCCACGGGCTCGGAAACCCGGACTTCAACCGGCTCGGGGATTCGCTCTGCCCTTTCGAGCAATGCCTCCAGGCCATCGGCCAACATCAGGCCCACCCGGCGCAGGTCCGGGTTGATCAGCCGCAGTTCGGTGCGGACCTCCTTGACGACGGCTTTCAAAACGGTTTTGCTTGACGGCTCGCTCATTCTGCTTTCTCCACGGATTTGAAGGTGTTGGTGCAGTTTCGGCAGCGGTGGTAGCGTACCGGTGCCGCGGTATGGGTTACGGGGACGTCGGTCGATCGACAGGACGGGCAGCGAATCGGGTTGTAAATGACGGTGGCCTCTCGCTCCGCATGTTCCTTGGGCGCGCGGAAGCTGAAAGTCTGGCGGCAGTTGTTGCAACGCGCGATGCCGTCGGCAAACCAGGCGCCGGGTCGGGCTTCCCGCTCGACTTCAGCGTCCGGACAGCCGCAGTGCGTGCAGTCGATTTCGTACTCTAGGGTGTGCATGCTTTCTTTCCTCCGTTGGGATCGTATTGGGGCGTGCGATCGTCCGTAAAGCGTCCGATGCAACGGCCGTCGACGACAACGCGATCGGCGCGCAGGGTCTCAGGCACGGCTCCCATGCCGTCGTATAGCCGAATGTACCCGACGCCGAAGTCTCGAAGGGATTTGCTCAGGCCATCGATCTGGGTGGGCGTCAGGGTCAACAGGTTCAAAGAAAGCCAGGCGTGATGGTTTGAAGGACATCTTGGCTGCTGGGATAGGCGTTCCAGGGCTTCCTTCTTTTGCCGCGCGAGGTGAACCACGGCGCCCATCAAGAACTGGTCCCAGGAGATATCGCCTTGATTCCAGGCCCGGTAAAAGGCATGGACGGTGGCGTCCCGCATCGCTTCGCGCTGTAGATCGGCCGGGCTAACGCTTTCGCGTAGGCAGTAGTCGCCTTCGTTCGTCACAGGGTTTCCTCTTTCAGGTTTTGAACCAGTCGGCAGCGTCAATTGTCTGGCTGGTCTGCCGGCCCTTGACCAGACGGATGCCCTTCATGCTCGCGGCCACGTCGGCCATGTAGCTGGCATCCAAGTAGTGATTCGAGTCGCTCTTGTTTTTGAAGTAGCGCTTCAAAACGCCCTTGACCAGCTCCTCCACCTCGATCTCGGCCGTTATGTGCTTCGAGTAGGCCAGGTGGCGTTTCTGGTCATCGCTCAGCCTCTTGCCCTCGCCGGCCGTGCCGAAGAGTACGAGCGAGCCGTTCCTCTGCGGGTCGGTTAGCCAGCGATCGTGTTCCCAACTCTTCCAAAAGTCGGCGTCTCCGCACACCAGCCAGGTCCCGCGGGGCTGGCGGGACAAGAACCAGCGATCGCCGGTCTTCTTGTCCGCGGTGGGCTTGACCGGCGCCGTGAAGCTCGTCTTCACGCACCCGTTCGACTTTCCGAAGCCCATGTAAGGTTTCCAGTCCATGCCGAGTTGCCGGCAGCCGTCGTACACGGCCTCGGTCCGGTACCCGGCGTCGACCAGGGTCAGGTCAATGTCCCGGATCTCGCCGGCCTCGGTCTCGTAATTGGCCAGTACCATCGCTTCCCGCCTGGCAAGCAGGGCGCGCAGCAGGGCCTCGTCGACACCTTCGTCGCTGCCGATCGTGGTGCCGTAGACGTCCTGGATGCCGTAGTCGATCGTGTAGCCCGTGATTAGGCTGTTGGCCTCGTCAACCTTCCAGGCGCGAACCACGTAGTGCAACAGGACCTTGCCGCAGTCGATTCCCTGCGTCAAAAGGCTACAGCCGGGCGGGATGATCTTCCGCGGGTACCCGCTGACCTGGCGTTGGATGCGGTGGGCTGTCAGTCCGCTCTCTTGCGGTCCGGATTCTTCCGGCGGATCGTTGTCGTATTCCGTCGAGACGGCGTCCTGCCCCACCCGCGCGACTTCGTTGTAATACCGCTGCAGGGCGCTGACCTCGATTTGCGTCTTGTCTTTGAGCTTCTGGGGGTTGAAGCGATGGGGGTTGGCAACGATCGCCCCCGCGTCCATCGCCGCGCGGTTCTCCAGGTAGAAGGCGTGGGCGCCGCGGGCGTGTTCGTCGCCGGCGATCTGCTCTTCAATGCGGCGGGCGATGTAATCGTCCCAAAGGTCCATCCGGTCCGGTTTCTGGACCAGGAACCGGAAGCGGACGCCTTGCCAGGAAGGTTTTTGCGTCGGGTCGGTGTAGCGGGCCGAGGGGCAAATGCGGCGTTGGATCGTGGTGAGCATGACTCTCGCCACGGCCTTTTGCTGGCCTCCGGCAAACGCCAGGCCGCGGTCGATGCGTTTCTCCAGCTTGGCGGCCTGGGTCTCGTTGTTGACCGTTTCCTCGGTGTCCGGATCGTCAATAATGATCAGGTCCGGGCGTTTGCCCATCTTTTTGATGCCGCGGACCTCCGCGTCCAGGCCGCGGGTGGCAATGATCGCCCCTGCGCTGGGCGATCCGGGCACGTTCGGGAAGATGACCTGCTGTCCGCACCAGGAAAACTTCGATTGCGCGGCCTCGTAGGGCTTCTTATCGTCGTGTCTTTTGCCGCTGACAAGCTGGTAATGTGCCCGGTTTGGCGTCTGTTCGAGCGCCCGGACCGGCACGCAGACCTCTGGGTAGTAGGTCAGCAGGCGGGGATTGGTCTCAATCGCCTGTTTGATCTCATCGAGCGAATCTTCCGCCTTGCTGCCGGTGGCGTGCAGCAAGAGGGGGAAGTGGATGATGCCCTGCAGTGTGTACTTCAGGCTCAGCCGCTCGGCGTTCGTGCTTTTGCCCTCGCCACGGCTGGCGGCGATCGCCTTGTCGCCGCTTTCGCGGATTTTCTGGCCGATGGTGTCGATCATCACCGTCTGTTGCCGGGTGAAGTCGTACCAGAAGGGGTTTTCGGAGACGCCCTTGGCGAAGAAAAAGCGCAGCCAGGCCGCGTCGTCTTTCTCCAGTTGGGTGCGGCGGCGGCGCTGGGCTGGCGTGAGGGACGGGATCTCGACCGTCTTGCCCTTGGCGCGGCCCTCGCGCTTGCGTTTCGCGTCCCGCTCGCGTTCGGTCAGCTTGACCGGCGGGGTCTCCGGCTGCCCCTTTGCCTTCTTGCCGACTTTCTTCGTTTCGGCGTCAGGCCTGGGGGCGAATAGGCTCATGGTCTTATGCGTGCGAACTGGGCAAGCTGTTTGAGGGCTCTCAACGCGCCCGGGAAATCGCCGATTTCCACCATTCGCCTGTAAAGGTCGCGGGTGGCCTCGAAGCAAAATCCCAGCACGGTGTGCGGGTCGATTTCGTTTGACTCTCGGATCTTCTCAATCGCTGCCAGCAAAATGCCGGCGTGGTCCGCTTCGGGCCATGCCTGTTGCATGGCCTCGCCGATGTCGTATTCCGTGGCCCCCTCGATGATCCAGTGGTAAACCTGGTTCATCCGGCCGGTCAAGGTCGACAACGTGGCGAGTGGTTGCGCGGGCTCGCTCGGGACCGGTGGCGGCAGTTGCGGCGCCGCTTCTTTGGGCGGCCGCCCGACTGGCTTGATCCCGGCGAGGCGCTCCGTCTCCTGGAGCCGCGCTCGCATCTCTTTTATTTTGTTGGCAACCTCGGCTGGGACTGGCATTCGTCTAAGCCGCGGCCGCGCTCAATTGCGGTTTCATTCCGGCATCCGTCAAACGTTGTAGAATCACTGCTGTATATGCTGGGCTGACTTCAAATCCGTAGCACACGCGGGCGAGTTGCTCGGCGGCGATCAGGCTTGTCCCGGTGCCGAGGAACGGATCGTACACATCGTCCCCCGGACCGCCGTGGAGGCGGATCGGCCTGGCCATGCACTCGACCGGCTTCTGCGTGCTGTGCCCTCCCGGTACCTGCTTGTCATGCTTGATGTACCACACGGTGGTGCAGTCGGCCGGGAAGGCGTAGACCGTCTGCTCGTCAATGCGTGTGGCGTAGAAAGGCGGATCCTTCGGCGTGTAGGTGTCGATGATCTGGCCCCAGAGCGTGCTCTGCTTTCGATCGCCGCGGAAGTCCGCGGTGGCTCCCTTCTTGACCGCTGCCCAGCACGGTTCGTGCTGCCAGTGGAAATGACCGCGGCCGATTGCGAACCGCGGCTTTGCCCAAATGATCTGTGCAAAGGTTTCAAACTTGGCGGCTTCCAAGCCCTGCTGAACGATGCCGGCGTAAAGGCCGGCGTGCCAGACG